TAGAACCGCCCAGAGAACTGAACGATAATCAAGTGCAAAGTTAGATGCTCCCCACGCAGCTAGGAACGCACCTGCTGTAAGGATTGCTGGGTTTTTCATGTTCATACTGTTCCGCCTATCATTGGGATATTAAAGAACGAACCGTCTGTATCGCCCTTTGTAGTGAAAGAAACATGGCAATGCTTGTTATGCGGATTGATTCCAGAATACTTGCGCCAGCGCCAGCCCATGCGAGAGGAAGCAATTTTTCCTTGGAATATGACATAACTAATTCTCTTGTCAGACTTTGCGCAGAGTCGTATCTGATCTGCAAGGTCAGGCATGAGGTCCGGCTTTGCCTTCCCAGATAAATCCCGGTCAATATCAATGGCTCTGACGATACCCTTTGCATCAGGATTGTGGTCAGAAGTACGCGCTGAATGACGGACATCGCCAACCCAGCCATCTGAGGTTCTATCTCTGTCTGGGTAACTATCATCGATCTGAAGCCTTAACTGTTGTCCGGCTTTGCATAACTTTGGGGTCATGCCAGTAGTAGTTTGGCTTCTGCTTCTGTAATTCCTAAGCGCTCGAGGAGAGCAGCCTTAGTTGCAGCATCCGCTTTAGCGGCAGCAGCTTCATCCTTCTTGATTGTTGCGATTGCATCTGTAATCTCTTTGGCTGTTGGAGCATCGCCTTCAAGAGAGAACCATTCAATGCTTGAGTAATCATCCTCGATAAAGGTGTATTGCGCTGTTGGGCGTAACTTTGCGATTGCCTTGACGATATCTTGAGCCTTCATTTATGCACCGATTTCCATGAGAATGATGTTTGACTTGCCGCCATCCCATTGAAGGTAAGCAGCGCAGTTAGATTTAGCTTGTGTTTTATATGTTGTTGCAGAAGTGGTGTTTGGTGAATCTAGATATTGCATATTTACAGAAGCTAGCAAGCCTCGGTTGCCTGATGCAGGCCCAACAATGGCTAAAGAATTCTGAGTCGGGTGCTGCTCATAAACCGCAGTTGATGTACGAACTATCTGAGTACCAATTCCTGGGTTTCCGCTTGACTCAGCATAGTAAACAAAATTGCTAGTAAGTACAAGAATTTTGCTTGAAGCCGATGATGGAGTAATGCTCAGGCTTAAGCCTGTGTCTGTGTAACCGGTGTTATTAATTAAAGTTTGTGTGTTATACATCCCGTAAACTACCTGTAAGACTTTACCTCCACCGCCTGCCGTAGCCCATTTAAGGCCCGTAGCTTCGGCGCTATCGGCTGTGAGTACTTGTCCATTTGTACCAACTCCAAGGCGAGCAAAAGTATCAGCTCCGGTACCTGCTACAAGATCACCTTTAGCATCGATAGCCGTAGCCATTGAGTTAGTAACCGTTACGGTGCCGCTAGTGCCACCGCCTGAGATACCTACACCAGCTGTAACGCCTGTAATATCACCGGCTGCATCTGTGACCCATACAAAATCCATATCGGTATTAGAGTTTTTACTCAATACCTGCCCTGTAGTGCCACCTTTGAGATCGAGTAGTGAAGCATCAATAGAATCACCTAGAGCCTCAATAGCTGTAGCTCCATCTTTAACTAGGTCGGTAGACGTAGGTACCGGCCATCCAAAATTAGGCGTAGTAGTTGCCATTAAGTTAAACCTCCGAAAGCATTTTGCCATATAAGAGTAGCATTTACACCGGTCCAAACCAAGGATGGCGGCGTAACTGTTGCCCACTGTGGCGCGACCAGTGAGAAATCTGTAGGGCTAAGAGTAAGGGTTAAATCGACATAACCCGGAGTAGCCTTGATAGCAAAGCCCTCCACAAAGCCATTAAAGGAGCCGTTAAACATATTGATAGGTAGGTCATTAATTACTACCGGCTCGCCAAAAAACACATTTATAAGCTTATTTCGCTCTGCATCCGGTAGCTCTGAGTTATCAAGTCTGAAGGTAATGCTCTGTAGCTGCTCTCGAGGTATAGCTCTAAGTCCTAGCTCACGATCCATCAAATCCTCTACATCGGCTAGGTTATGTAGGTTAGTCGTAACGCTGCGCTGGTAGCGGCCGTAATTGGCGATAGAGGCAGCATCGAGGGCCGTCGCTTGGCTGTTGTAATTGTTGCCGTAGTTAAATACTAGCGAGTTACGGATTTTACCTATTTGCAGAATAGTTTTAACCGTAGAGGGTGTGGCGTAGTTAGCCGATAGAGTCGTATATCCGTTAGTAGATAAGTATTGGGTACGGTGATCCGTATCGGCGTAACAGACTCGCCCGGCTTTATCCTCGTAAATCTGCCCTTGTGCGCTTTGTGCTATTTGAGCGCATAGGTTATAGCTGCTAGTCGGCTCAGCTGCTCGAGAAATCATTTCATAAAGGCCTGGCTGGTCTATTTCACCTAGCCCTACGTTTTCAGCATTAGCCCACGTAGTCGTAGGGTCATAATCAAACCACTGTAAAGCCGGTGCTACCTCAAACCACGAGTTAATAAGAAGCTCATTAAGTACGTCGTAGATTTGATTGCCGTCGTAATCCTTGGCTAAGGCATCCGGAAAGAGAGCTTTAGTAAGCTTGGCTAGAGATCCTACGGCCAATATATTACCGATTGTTATAAACCCTATCTCCTCAGGAGATCGTACCGATATACCAAAATCCGATACCTCACCGCCAAAAACCGGTACATAAACTCCGGCGCTATTCTTAAGCTCTAGGGTAAGGGAATCGGTTACGTCGATATCAAAAGCCGAGTTATCTAGGTTAATAATCTCCATACGTGCGTAGCCTGCGTTGCACTGTAAATCGATATCATCGCGGCCGGTAGCCATATTTACCGATAGCACGTTATCGTAAACGGTGGTTCCTACAATAATTTTCCACTCAGGGAGCCAACTAGACATAGTACTGGCCTGCGCCGCGGTTTACCGAAGTGCCGCGGTATGTAGATTGATTTAGTACATCCTCGACGGCTCGAGCAATAGCCTCAGGATCACCTATACCGGCGTTAATAGTTACATCTACTCTTGAATTCTGAAAGCTTGATAAAGGATCGTACCTAAAAGGCTCTTTAAGCGGCGGCATTTCACTAAATAATTGAGGTATTGGGCCTGTTAAATTTGATTGCTCCTCAGCACGTCTAAAATCACCCGGTGTACTTCGTGGGAAAGGAGTTACATCGCTGTCTTGTTTTTTACCGTTTAACAAATCCATATATTGATTAAGAGAGGCAAGGCGTTTAGCATCGGCGGCGGCTTGTGCTTTAGATACTCTATCTATCATCCCTAACTCGCTCGACTCGAGTAATAGGGCAGCGGTAGCGGAGGCGTTATAAGTCTTGCTAATTGCAGCTAGTTTAGCTATCTCGGTAAGCTGAATCTGTACGCGCTCGTTATATGACTCCTTGGCCGCCAAGGTACCAGCCGCCGTTATTGCAGCGTTATATTTCTTAAACGCCTCCTCACGTGCAAGCTCTTTATCGCCCTCGGCCATTTTGCTAGTATTGATAACCCTTAGCTCGTTAAGAAGTTGAGTATTAAGGGCTCCAAGAGTCGCGTTACTAATTTCATCTACTCCGGCTAGGCGCTGTAAATCTGCGTTTTTCTGCAGCTTGGCAAGCTCGCTTATTTTCTTTAGAGCCTCATCGCCTCGATCCTCCTCGATAAGCATAAGAGCCTCTAGGCGTAGCTTTGTCTCTTTGTCGTAGGTAGCTTGTAAAGCGGCCGCTATTGAAATACGGGTGCTATCGAAAGCGGCAGCAGCCTTAGATAGTGAAACCTTATTCTTTTCCGCTCGAGCTGCCTTAGCTCTTTCAGCTGCTAACCGCTTTTGGTTGGCTGTCTCTTTTGCTAAAGCATCGGCTCTTTGTTTTGCTAATTTAGCCTCGGCTACTGAATCCTGTCCACCTTCAAACATACGGCGAGCTCGAGGTCTAGGTCTACCGGTAAACCCGGTCGGATCACCCTCAATAATCAAATCCGCTAACGGCTGAGTAAACTTAATAAACTTCTCTACTCCTGAGGCGATAGGGCCGAATATATCTCTTACGCCTTTACCAAACTCGGCTAGGTTAGTTAAAGCCTCTGAGGTATTGGTAGCCAATTCAGACATACTTTCGGCTAATTCCTCGACGGTGCTATCTCCCGATAAAATCATAAGAGAATTAACTAAGCCGGTACCTATAATCTCCTGAGCATTATCGGCAGCTTCACCTAGTACGCGCATCTTGCCGCTATAAGTGTTTAGCTCTGCCTCAGCTGAGCCCTTAAAGGTAGAAGTTAATAGAGCTACTGCATCCTCAAACTTTAGGGTCTTAAGTTCTGACTGTGTAAGGCCTAGGTTATATTTTCTTAAGCCTCGAGTATTTCCCACGTAAGCCGCTGCGAGATCTTGATTTACGGTTAATAAATCTTGACCCGATCCGGCGGCTACTGATAGAGATAGGTTTAATAGCTCTGTAGATTTAGCCGCTGAGGCTGTAACACCAATAAGCTTTTGGAAAGCCTCGCGTAGTACCTCTCCTTGATAGCCATATTTGGCCGAGATATCATCGAGGTTACGCTCAATCTGTGGTACCTCAAAGGCAAGGCCTAGGTTTTTTACTACTTGCGTAAGGCGAGCCGCTGACTTTTCATTTTCTGCAAAAGCCTTAACCGCATTTTTGCCATAAGTAGCTAAAGCTGCAGCTCCAAAAGTAACGCCGAAAGCTTTACCTAGGCTCTTTACGCCCTTCTCAAAGCCTGAGATTTGTTTTTGGCCTTTACCGAGGGCTTTACCGTCAAAGGTAGTTACGGCGCTTACGACTAAGCTAGGGATATTTAGCGCCATTATGCAGCCTTACCGTAACGGCCTTGATTAAAAGCCGCTACTGTTTTCTCGATAGCTCGAATCACGGCAGCCTGCGCTTTACCCTGATCCTCGGCCCAAGCTCTGAAAATCATACGGCCGCGCTCCTCGCGCTTATCGCCATAGAGAGGACCCATACGACTAATAAAGTGAGCACCGGCACTTGGGTTATTAGATTTACTTGTAGCGGATCCACCGGGATTAGCTCGGCCTGCAGTCTCGTAAATTGCACCGGCAGCTGATTTATTAGCTACATAGTACAAAGCTCGCCATCCATTTTTATTACGTGACCCGGCAGGCTGCGCGTAATAAATACCTTTTTTAACCGTCTCATAATCATAAAGCGGAAAGAGGCGAGTGCGGCCCTCGGTGTTAAAGGTTCTAAAGGCTGAGTTTTTGGCCGTAATAGTTTTGCCTACTGTGTTTTCATTCCACCCGTAAAGGTTATCCGGCTGAGGTGAGGGAGCATACCCTCGAGCCTTATCCCGGATGGGAATCATTACAGCTTTAATCTCTGTGTTCATCTCTTTAAGTAATTCAGGATCTACTTTACGGATGGCTTTGATAGTGCTTTTAATGCCTTTTACCTCTATTGGCATTTTTCTCAGCCTCCTTAGCTTGATCGTTTAATACTTGTACTAGCATCTTGTACATCTCTGTATCGAGATCGATAACCGACTGAGGCGAGATCCCTAACCGTATCGATAGCTGGGCTATTTGATAGGTAAGGGAGTCTCGCCCTAGCCTAAAGGTTCATCGTCTAGGACCTCGACCTTTACTAACGTATCAAGGAATTCAGCGCCGAAAGGTTTTACTACTTCTCCACTACTGCGTAAGCACTCGTGAGCAAGGTAAAAGAGATCGGTCTGCTTCTCATCCTCTCTAAAGGCTTTGTGAAAACCTTTTTTTGCGTAGAGCTCAAAGGCATACTCGATCCGTGGAGTGATTTGGTGTTCGGTCACTTCACCGGTAGCCCTTGTTATTTTGAGTCGTGCCATTTGTTGCCCCTTTGTTAGTTTGTTATGGTGTGGTGTCTACTACGATAACTGAGTTACAAGTAAACGTAATGCTCTGTGTAGAAATATCTCCTACGGCACCGTTAATATCTGTAGTGTTATTAACTAGTACTGTGGTCTGATATTCAGGGTTTGTAGCTGAGACAGTTGCGCTTGTCTGCTTAAGCGTTAGAGGCACTGTAGTACCCCAAGCGCCTTGGAGAGTCGCTAGGACTTCACCAGCTGCAGTATCGTTTAGGAAATCGATAGTTACTGTAGAAGTTTCTAGGCCCTTGGCATAACGTCTCGCGTTATCGCCCATAGCTGTAACTTCGAGCTCCTCGAATACGCGGTTAATAGTCGCGCTCGTTACGTGATCGGAAAGGTCTACCGAGTTAAGGGTTACGACCACTCCATTTGATAAGAATATAGCCATTAGCCTATTCCTCGCTTTCGGTTGTAGTTGGTGTTGGTTTTTCTTTTGCTACTTTGATAGGTGCAGGTTCATCTACGATCTGCCCAATCTTTCGCAAAAACTTTAGGTCATCCTCTGTATATGCCATTTGTTAGCTCCAGCTCGTGAGAATTGAGATAGTAAAATCAGCGGTAAGGAGGTCCCCACTTTGTACGCTAAGTACTGTAGGAGCCGACATACTGCCAATATTCATTACGATATTTGAGGCAGCTAGTTTATTAAATACTGCTACCGCTGTAGTCTCGATACCGTTCAAGTTCCCTTGATTATCGAGCATAGGCACCGTCATAATAATTTTTAGGTTAGCTAGAGGCGCTATCGTGTTATAAGTGTTATTACTTGGAGTAATGTAATTATCCGCTGGGGCCACGATTACGCTATTAGCTGTAATAGTTGGAGGTGGGAAGCTGTAGGTACTCCATACGTTCGGATTAGCTAGAGCTGTAGCTACTGAGGCTCTGAGTGTGGTAATCGGCGCTGGCATCATCCGACCATACTGTTAGGATTTTGATAGCCGGAAATAAGGCCCCTGATTTTTCCAATCATTGAGTTACCCATACGGTACGGACTTGGGCTAAACCCATCAATCGATACGCCGCCGGTCTGTGAGACTTGGCGAGCTTGGAAAATATCTACTGCAAGAATCATCGCGGCTTCACGTATAGCCGGGGTAGTTGCATAGGAGTTAGTCTTTGTATCTGCTCCTACAGCTGAGCCGTAAGGTAGTACGCGCTGAAAATTAACGTCTGCCGCTGTCTTAGTAAATTGGATAAAGCTATAACCGGCTGGCCAGTTCCACATATAAGGGTTCCATATAAGGCTAGGCATTTGGCTTACGGTCCCTGTACTCCAAGGCATCGTACCCGTGATCGTATAGGTGCCGTTAAAAGTTGAGCCGCATCCACTCAAGGTTACGCTCTGCCCGGTAGTAAAAATCATAGGATTAGCAATCATCGCAGTAGCTACGTTATTTTGTAGCGTTACTCCTACTACCGGAGCTGAGGCAAACCATAAAAATTGATTTAGGAGATCCTGCGCTGTTTGGCAGCACGTCTCGACTATATCGCTTGAGTACAGGTTCTCAATCCCGAGGTTAGCTCTTAACTCGGCCTCGGTGACGTAAGTCGCTGGCATCTCTGTACTCCAATCTTAAAAGAGGCCGGTAGG